ATATTTCTGACCACCCATGACTTCGAGTGTGGCTCCTGATAAAATTTGTACGTCGTTTAGTATTAGTCGGTGATTTGCGTTTGTGGTTCCGTCTGTACCACCAACTCGGAGTACACAGCTTACTTTTATTGTTCCCGTTGTTCTGTTGCAAAGAGCTACACCTAGAACAACTGTTGCTGTTAGGTTTGATGCGTTAGCGTCATATACTGTAACAAAACTTGTATCTACTTTTTGTGCTGTCGCATTTTTAAATGTATTTGCCATTTAGTTCTCCTATCACCCAAGCGCAATGCTTAGTGCAACAGCGTCGTCTTGTGTCGCTGCTAAAGCTGCGTTTATTTTTAAATTCTTGTTTACGTTCCACGTATCATCCGTATTTGCGTATGTTAATGTTGCGTCTGTTCCGCTTCCAATCTCGACTGTAATCCCAGCTCCGTTGGAGGCTGCTGCATTTGCAGAGCCCTTGGCGACAGTAATGTTCTTATCAGTCACATCCAAAGTAGCAGAATTTACTGTGGTTGTCGTACCATCTACTTGCAAACTTCCCTTGATTTGAACCGTGCCTGTGTTGTCACCCACTGTTGATGGGTCAATAACGAATGTGGCTGGGCCTCTAAGCTCGCCACCAAGAGTTACGTTATTTCCAAAAGCATTGGTGATTCGAGCGTCTGCTCTTGTGTTTGTAAAGTATAGGTTTGTGCTGCCTTCTGGCAGATTATCGGTGTCGTAAGATGTAATAAACAATACAAAAGCAGAACCATTGTAAACCTTCATCTGCGTTGCAGACGTATCGTACCAAAGGTCGCCCGTAGTCGGGCTCCCTGGAGCAGAGCCTCCAATGAAGTAAGTGTTAGCAAACGAGTTTACGTCTGTGACGTTTGCTGCAACCGTGTTTACGTTAGCGATTGAACCAGCGACTGTGTTGACGTTTGATATTGAACCAGCTGTTGTATTTACGTTACTTATTGAACCCGCCACTGTTGTGACGTTTGCATTATTGGTTGCTACAGTAGTTACGTTTGATGCTATTCCAGCAACAGTTGTGACATTTGCGTGTATGTTTGATACGGCAGTTACGTCTGAGGATATTGATGCAACTGTGGCAATGTCGTTGTTTTGTGTAGCAATCGTGTTGCCCATACCGTTTCCGTGAACAGTACAGTAATAAAGAAGACCTGATGCTGGAGCATTGTTTGGTACAGCAAATACAACTGTTGCACCAGCTTGACCAGCAGTTCCATTTACAGTTACGCCTGTTGTGTAAGACGAAGACCCGTTCTTAAATGCTAGTGGGTGTCCATTGTTAGTGCCATCGCTCACGTCGAAGGTGTATGTGAAACCACGGACAAGTGTTAGTGTTGGTTTGCTTGCGCCGTCTATGTAAAACACACCACCAGCGACTGTAACAACAAACGTCTGTGTGCCTGAGAATATACCAGCAACAGTGTTTACGTTGGCTATGCTGCCAGCGACAGTAGTGACGTTAGAATTTATACCAGCGACACTATTAATGTTAGTTGCGTTTGCGTTGACGGCATTAATGTTCGTAGCATTTGAGTTTACGGCAGATACCGCAGACGATATTCCAGCTACGCTTGTGACGTCAGACGAGATTCCAGCAACTGTGGTTACGTTCGCATTGTTGGTTGCAACCGTTGTTACGTTGGCTTGTATTCCAGCTACTGTCGTTACGTTTGCATTGATTCCAGCAACGGTGTTTACGTTAGTTATGTTTGTAGCTGTGGTGTTGACGTTCGCAATATCTGTTGCAACGGTGTTGATATTTGCAATTCCATTGGCAACTGTGACTACATTTGTAGATGTCGCCCAGAACTTTGCTGAATACTCTCCTGTGTTTCCGACTGTGCTGCTTGTCTTGATAGCCCAGTCCTTGGCAGAACCAGTGGTGGTGTCTACACCAGTTCCGCCAAGAGCGTAGGCCTTCGAGGAGAACTCTGCGTTGTCTGCTGTGCCGTCTGTCTTTGTTGCCCAGTCTTTTGCGTTACCGCTGTTAGCTGCGCCCGTTACACCTGTGCCTCCAATAGCCCAGGCTTTTGCACTGTATTCTGAACCCGTTATGGCTCCGTCTGTTTTTATGGCATAGGCTCGTGCTTCGGAAACATCAACTATCTTTGTTGTGTTACTGCTCGATGTAAAATTTGACTCGCTAGAAAAAGTTTGTCCTGAAGTTAGTCCGTGTACGATGTATACGTCTTTGATGCTGTCTGTTACTACGTCAAAGTTTTGATATGTTGTTGATGTACTAAATGTGCCTGTGACGTTGAAGAATGTTGTAATGTCCTGATAACCAGTAGATGCGTTAGCAAACTGGCCTACACGAACTTGTATCTTGTCTGTGGCTGGGTCGAATCTAAACTCAAAGTTACTGGAACGAAATACACCTGATGAATCAAAAAGGTCGGCAATCATGTCAGGAAGCGAGCGAGTGCCTTGCTCAACATTCTCCATGTATGTGTCTAAAATGTGTTCCCCTGTTTTAGAGGAACGGAATCGTATCTGTTCGCCTGTTGGTTGAGTTTGTGCCATTAGTTGTAATACCCCAAATCTTTCATCAACTGTATTAGTTTTACTTTAGTAATCTTATACTTGTCGTCCTGACCAGCTTTTTCTAAGGACTCAATTTTTGTTTCCAATTTAGCTATGGTTTCTTCCATAGCTGTCATCTTATCCTTGATTGACTTGTATTCAGACGTCCTTGTCTTGTTCATTTCCGCAAGCTCTAATCCCAAGAGCCTGTCATTCTCCTCCACCAAGTCAACTATCTTCTTGTCTTCAATGGAGGCTTTGAGTGCGTCTACCTTGCTCATTGTCCTTGCCTCTCTCTTAATGGAATGAGGTTGCCCTTCTGAACTTCTTGCTGGACGTTCTCATTCGGTTGTACTGATGCACCTCGCATCTTTTCCATAAGCTGCATTTGCTGAGATGGGCTTGGGCCTTCTTGTGCCATCTGGTCTTTGGAGATACGGAATCTGTCCATATCTGTAATGCCCATAGCTCTAATGGCTTCTTCAGCAATCTGACCAGCGTTGTATTCCATGTTCAAACCTGTCTGCGCCATAATCTGTAGCATGTTCATCCATGTCTCAGCATTACGTGTTGGTTCGAGTGGTAGTGTGCCATCAATCACAAGGTAATCAATATCGCCTTGTAAATCTTTTTGTACGTCAAAATCGAGATAGCCGTCATCTACCATAGATGCTAGTTGGTTTGGCATTTCTCTTTCGTCTACCTTGACTGAACCTTCCATAGACAGACTGTCTTGTATGTTAGCAACCATCATCCGTACCATAGGTCGGATGGTGGTGGCAGACATTACACGTGCTAGCACACCAAGACGTTGTGAGCCCAGTTGTGTTAGACGCTGTATTTCTGTCGCCGTTCGGATGCCGTCTGATGTTGGCATACCTTGTTGTGCGTCGGATGCTGCCGATACTCTTTGCTTGAGTTCTGCCATAGCAGCAATGTCGTTGAAGTGACCACGGGTTACGTCTGGAACCTGTGCAATAAATACACCGTCCCCAGGCTTTGTCCCTGGCAATGTTCTGACAACACCCCAAGGATTCCTGTCGATTAGGTCAGGAACACTTACTTGTGTTGGGTCAACAAATATGAGATTGTTGAGCGCTGCACTAATGTTGTCGATACGTGAACGCATCAGGTATGTAGCTATATCGTGCATCGGCAATATAAGGTCGTAGAGTGATTGACCATACGTCTTGTGCGAGTCTTGATATAGACCACCGATAACAGCTGGCATCTGTCTGCCGTATGGGTTGAGCTGGAATCGGATGACCACGTTCTCGTCTAGTATTGTGATGACTAAGAATATCTGGTCGATTGTAGGTATGTTGATTTCGTGACCAGATAGACGTACCCACGCCTCGTCTACCACTCGTGCGTCGCCCAGTGTGAAGTATGCGTGGTCAAATCTTTCTCTTTGGTTTGGTGCAGACGGGTCTATTGATAGACCTCTGCCTTCTTCCCTATGAAACTGGTGTGCGTTCCAAGCGTTTCGTGGTGGTGAAATCTTGTGACGTAGAGCTGGGAACATCTTTAGCTTCGGGTACATTCCACTGTATAGAAGCGAGTTAAAGCTGACGTAGTCTGAGAAGACTATGTACTGCATGTTGTCCCAGTCACCCCAGTTTACTCGTGGGTCTGGGAAGCAGCGCCTTGGGTCAAAGTTAATCATACGATTTTGATTTGTCCCAGAGTCCCAAACTATTTTCGTAGGAGCGAACCCGTAGCGTATGCTATCAAGGAGAAGTTGGGCGAGACGTGCTTCACCAGCCGTCCTTCGCATCTGCTGATGCAATACTCTTTCCAGAATCATAGATGATTGTCTGGACTTTCTGTTGAGACCTTCAAGCTGAAACATTGGGTTTCTGCCTGATAGTGCTGCCATCAAGTATGTGAGAACTGTATCGGCGATAGCTCTGGTATCGGCGATTACAGCTTTTTCTCTGAAATCTGTAGCGTCTGGTGGTACGTAAACATCATGGGCTCGGTCTGCTTCCGTCCAATGGTCGTACCTTTTTCTGATTTTAAAGTAAGACATATCGACCATAGACTTTACATAGTCTACGATTCGTCTTTCTTGCTCGTCTGACAATCGGTGAGATATGTCTTGATAGTTAACTAGGTCTTCTGCAAATTCAGAAAGGTCAACAACCACACCTTCATTCGGGCCTGATACATACTCAGCGTTTCTGTATCCAGAACCAGAATTTATTGTCGTTCTACTTTTTGGGCCACCTACACTCATAATCTAAACTATACTTTCTGTTATTAACTTGGTCGTCCTTAAAGACCCCAACCTTTCCATTCGTGTGCTTTTTTATCAACTTTTCTAGTCAGGGAGTCTCCAAGAGCTTTTAGGTTAGCATTGTTCAATGACTGTGAAGCATCTGTGTGTAAGCTCCAAGCATCGGGCGAAATGGATGTTCTTGACAGAACATCAACAGCTATTGTCATAGCATCAACTTGGTCATCATGGTTTCCTCCAGGGAATGTTACTGTTTCGTCTATGAATGAATCTAACCATTCTGCCTGTTCTGGAATAAAAATTCGTCCCCCTTCTATCAAAGGCAGTATAGCGTTGACTCTGGCTACCTTGTCATGGACTACTTTGTAAGGGATTACAGACATACCGCTTTCACGTTTTAGTTCTTGTAGTATGGATTGACCAGAGGCTTTGTCTTCTATGTACATGGCTCGGAGTCCTTTGCCTCGCCACTTTGTGTTTAGACGGACTAGCATTTGCTTTAGTTCTGGGAAATCGTATTTGCCTCGTATGATGTCTACTATGTATATGTCGCCGTTCTTGTCCATGCCAGCTACCACAGCTACGCTGTAGTCAGCTGTTTCTGTTTTCTTGAAAGCTGTGTCGACACCGATTACTAGCGTCATAAAACTTTCTGGTGACAGGTCTTTGGGATACTTTTGCCACCATTCTGTCTTGATAATGTTACCGCCCTCAATGTATGGGCGCTGCTGGTATAGAGATGCGAACTCTCTAGGGTTGAGACGTTCACGTCGCTTGAGGTCTTCGAGTGTAAAACGTTCAGGCCACAAAGATTCCTCTTCGTGAATATCGACTGTACGCTTGCCAGGGGCGAGTTTAGTTAGTTCCCCTGGTTCGATGTACCTAGAATCGTCTTCTGGTAGCTCACGACGGCTTATTTTGCCACTACGGACTGTTTTAATTGCTTGGAAGTTAACGTGCTTCCATCTTCCCTCTGCCCAGTCTTCTGTTTGTTGAAGGCGTCCAGCTAGGTCGTCGGGATGCCAGCGTGTCAGGATTACTATTTGTTTTGGTCTCGTGCCGTTTTGTTCTGGTTGGAGACGTGTGGCTAGTGCTGATGTGTAATAGTTCCATGTCTTGTTGCGCTGGGTCATAGACTCGGCGTCTTCACGGGATTTTACTGGGTCATCCACTATGAGAAGATTGGCGGGACGACCAGAGGTCGTACCCCCAATACCTACAGCAAAGTATGCACCGTTATCTTCGGTACGCCATACGTCTGCTGCTCTACTGTCTTGTGATAGTTTGAAGTCAGGGAAGGCTTGGGGTATTGCTTTGTCTTCTACCACCCCACGTATCTGTCTGCCAAAGTCTGTGGCGAGCTGTGAGTTGTAGGAACAAGACATAACGTAACGAGATGGGTTACGAGCCATGAAATATGATGGGAAGAATATTGTGCCAAAGGTTGATTTGGCGTGACGTGGTGGCATTGTGATGAGAAGGTTGTCAGCACCTAGCTCGCCCTTTTCTAAATTGTTTAATACGTCTATCAGTTCCTCTTGAAAGCTGGCGAGTTCCCAATCAGGCTGCATAAGTTTTACAAAGCCACGGAATGATTCGCTAGCGTCACGTAATCGCAGTAAATATCTCGCAACTTCTTGTTGCGTTGGTTTAACCAAGGCGTTTCCTTAATAGTTGGCTGGACTTTATCTCGTATTTGAGCCCAGAGTCCACAACTGTGTCAGACATTATTGTGAATAAGTGGTCAAGCACTGCTTCTTTGCGTTTTTCTGGTGGAACATTCTCTAAATTGGCGCTTTTCATAGCCATAGCGAATTGTTCTAGCGTGATTCGGGACTTAATTGCGTCCTTTCTTTGGTTTTTAATTAACATCTTCTACGTATTCTCCTTCAATTTGTTTGGTTCCAGAAGCAATCTGCTCCAATTCTGCACGAGACATCTCGGTTAAGTTCTTAATCTCGTGTTCGTGCTTGTGATATGCAGCGTTTAAGTCTGGAACTACTTTATTTAGTAGCATGCCAAAGACTCTTGCCTGTGTTGGCGTCCATTCTTTGCCGTGCATTACCACTTCATTGGCTATTACAATCTGGTCTTTTACATATTGCGCTATATTACTACGTATTTGCGCTGATTGCTGGGGCGTTAGTGGTTTGTTTTCCACTGTAGCCATGACTGTTTTCATATCTTTCACGCTTCCTTTGGCTGTTCGGCACTCCCAGGAACAGTATTTAGCCCTATCCATGTGGCTTGGCTTTACATAAAAGTCCTTTTCGCACCGTTCGCACTTCTTTGTACTTCTTTTTTCAGACGTTTTCAATTTTTGCTCCGATTATTTTC